GGATTCTCTTGATATAGATGTAAGAGCCGCTTTAACTGATGCTAATTCCGCAGGTTCTTTTAATCCAAGGATATCCGGTGCTCGTATTTATACTAGAATAAATACCACCTCTGATCCGTGGGCTTTGCTGTTGGACATTAGCCTTCGAGATGGCGTCAGGGGAAGTCTAAGCGGTGAATATGCTTCGTGGGTAGTGGACTCTGGTATTAACATGAAAGTGGATAGAGTCATCGTTCCTTCCCCAGCTCTTGAGACTTATGAAATTCTTAATAGCTTCCCGGCTAATAAAGACGCTAATGAACAATTAACTATTTCCGGTACTGGTGAAGGCTTTAAAACTGCCATAGTGGCTAACAGGCGTGCCTTTGTGGCAAACGTCAAGACAGTAAACGAGGACAGTGAGACTGTTCAGATGCGTGATCGGATTATGTACACGCCTATCGGAAAGTTTGATACGTTTCCCAGAAGCTACTTCATTGATGTGGTAAAGGGCGATGCTGAGGAGTTTACCAAGCTGGAAGAGTTCTCAGACCGATTACTAGCCTTTAAGAACCGGAAGCTCTATATCATTAATATAGCTTCTCCGTCACCATCCAACTGGTATGTTGAGGATATTAAGGACTTGGTAGGGATTGAACATCCTTATGCCTCTACCAAGACAGAGTTTGGTGTGTGCTGGGTTAACAAGTTCGGTGTATACCTATATGATGGTCAGAACGTGACAAACCTTTTATTCAACAGGATCAAGGAATCTGTATGGCAGACCTACTTTAGACGTGATACATTGATCGGGTATAACCCAAGGCGCTATTATCTCATTGTCTTGAAGAACGCCTTTGCTGATGCGGGGGATGTATATATATATGATTTCAGGACGCAGTCGTGGATCAAGGGTCAATCAGCATTTGATGATAACTATAATAGGGCCAACATGGTAGTAGATTGGAACAGCAATACTACATCTGTGTACCAGACATTACTTACTGGTGACCTGTATTGGTCATCTGACACAGCATGGGAAGGACAGACAAGCAATACTTGGAACTCCACATCTGATTCCTACGAGATTAAAGAATGGACAGATTCCATGCGTTCTGTAGGAGAGGACAAGTTCGTAGTCACTACAAAGGATATTGACTTTGGTGAACCGGGTAGGAAAAAGAAAATATATGGTGTAACACTAACATATAAGAGTGATAATAACCAGACACAACCTATATTTTATGATATTGACGGCGGTACTAGCTTTTCAAACCAGCTTACAGGTGACTTCGCTGGCGGGGGTTCTGGCTGGAAACAGGTTCGGGCAAAGCCTAGTAGTCCTATATCCTGCCAGAGTATAAGATTTAAGATCGTGAACGCTACGAATGATACTGGAAGTTCTGAAGGTGTCCAGATCAATGATGTGGCAGTGGAATACAGACCAATATACCAGAGGGTAAGCTAATGCCACTGACACGAGAAGAAAGAAAATTAAGAAATAGTACCCAGCCACCTATTGCTATCTCTCCTCATGCACCATCTGTGAGCCAGATGGCTGACGGTGAGAGGCTATATTCACGGGTTCCGGGCAAGAACCTTAGACTATACCTGCGTCTGGGCCCTAAGCTGTATTATACGGAGTTTCTTCCGGTGGAAGAAGAAACATCTAATAATTGGGAAGAATTATCGTAAAGGAGTTTTATTATGTCTATATATGGTGGAGATGTTGAGGCACTAACACAAGCATTCGCCCGCAGTATGGAACTGGAGCGGGAGGAGCGAGGTGGTCAAGCGACCCGCCAATACCTAAAAGAATCTCGTGAGCTGGATGCTGAAGTGGGAAGGCTTGAAGAGGTTAAGAAGTTGGCCGGACAAAAATATGCCGATATTGAGCAAAAAGGAACGCAAGCCGCAGAGAAAAAATTATTAGACTGGACAATTGGACTTGCAAGCCTTGCTCTTATGGCATATGGTGGTGGTGCTTTGGGGTTAGGTGGTAAGGGTCTCAAAGCCTTTCATGCTCTTATGAAAGGAAGCAAAACAGCCAGAGCGGCCACCGTTGCGGCGGGGAGCTTATTCGCCGGAGGCAAGGCGCAACAGGCGGGGCGTGAGTACACACAAAAACGTGCAGGTGAAATTCCCATTGCCCAGTTTCGGGAGCCGGGTGGAGAGGCTATACAGGATAAAAGGTTGGCGGCCAGACGGGACGCTGGAGAAGTAGAAACTAGTACAAGAACATTGAGGTCAATGATGGAGGAGGCTTATACCCCAACGGGGCGGGCATTGGGCATGGAAGTGGGCCCTGAGTCTGTTGCTTATGCTAGACAGATTGGCTATCCTATTTTAGCTTTACTTGGGGCTATGGATTTTGCGAAGGGTATTGGTAGCGGTGGTGGCACGATGCTACAAGAGGATCATGGGTGGAGATTTGGATAGATATATGAAATATAGAGCACTCGACTTACTTAGGAATTAATTATGCCACATGTAGAAGGACATATTTACGGTACAAGGATCGATCCTCAAGACCCTGTGGGTGACACCAGAAATGGCGGTCAAGACATAGAGGGGAAATATAGCGATTACCCGCCTTGGATGCGGGAATACCTTGGTGGGCTTGAGGGCGCAGACCTTCCAACTAACTTAGCCTCTTTATTAGAGGATGCTGGTTTTAGTGATTTTAGTCAGTATGCTGAACTTTTTGGGTACGATCCGGAAACTGATACATATGATCAAGAAGCCGCTCATGAGGCGCTTGCTGAGAAGTATGGTATTACAGTGGATGCGGCTAAGAAATATATTGTTCCTTTCCAGCGTGATCAGTTTAATGCTATTCTGGGAAGGCTCCCTGATTGGGAAAAAGCCCAGATCAAGAATATTATTGATGAGTGGGACTTTTCAGTTGCCCAGAAAACGAGAAAGGAAGCCCAACTCAAGGCTCAATATGGTGAGGAGGGTGCTGAAGAACTCGGTGGCATTGCCAAACAGAAGGTCGATGAGATGCGTAGGCAACGCAAGGCTATGTTTGGTGAGGACATGTCCCAAGAGGATTATGGTAAGCTTTCCGAGGATTTGCAGTTTCACCTCCTTAAGAGTGGTGGTATTCCCGGCGGTCTCTCGGGTGAGCAGATCAAGGAGGAGATTACGAGGCTCGAGGCTCAGTATGGTGAGTTTACCACAAAAGACAAAGAGGGAAAGATTATTGACGCTCCCCAGCTTGGTGGCGAGGCGGCAGAGAGGATACGGCTTGGCAGGGAAGCATCAAGGACAGAGTTTGTTGGTGGTAGGGAGGGGCTTCGTGGAAGTCTTATGCAACAGTATGCACAAGAAAGACTCGGTGGCGCTGAAACACGAGGTTTTGTAGGTGGGGCAACCTCTCCACTTTTAAAACAGGCCAGACGGCAACCCGAAGAAGCGTACAAACAGCTTCAGGCACGCTTTCTTGGTCGTGGCGGAGAGCTTACAGCTTCCGAGGAGGAGGCGAAAGAGGCTAAGCGTGCAGGGAAGGTAGATGTGGTACAGCAAATCTTAAAGTCTCGTGAATCCCAACAGCAAGCACAGGCCAAAGAAATTGAGATAGAAGCACAGCTACAGGCCGCCAGAGATGCTGGTTATTCCGAGGTGGAACTGTCTGAGATGAAGGCAGAGCTACAAAGAGAGAGAGACCTAGCCAGCTTTGAAGAAGAAAGATTTAAAAAGATTCTAGACCCTGAATCGTTGATTCAGCAATACTTGAGTGGCCTTAGTGCGCAGGGACTCCGCTTGTATGAGGCTGGATTTAAGCCCGACGAACCTGACCATACGGAGACGTGCGAAGACAAGAACATGGTTACATGTCCGGATGGCACCTGTGCTGATAGTTCAAATGATTGTTATGGCCCCACCGAAACATGTGCAGAATGTGAAGCGGCTAATCCAACTAATCCTACCATTTGTCACGAAGTGGGGGGCCCATGTGATACCACAGGTGATACTGTTGATGATACTGTTGATGATACTGTTGATGATACTGTTGATGATACTGTTGATGATACTGTTGATGATACCACTATTCCCTTATCATGTACAGAACAGGGATTACTGGAATGTGAGGATGGAACCTGTGTGGAAGACCTAGGTGATTGTCCTACAACTGATGATGATGATGGTGCTGGTGATAGAGTTAATGTGTGTGACCCCGCATGCGGCCCCGGCTTTGAATGTGTGAGAGTAGAGGGTGCTTCTGGGGCTATGACTGATTTCACCATGGAATGTCAACCAGTGGGTGGCAATGGCAATGGTAATGGTACAGGTACAGGTACAGGTACTGGCACAGGTACTGGCACAGGTACAGGTACAGGTACAGGTACAGGTACTGGTACTGGTATGGGAAGTGGTACAGGCAGGTCGTTTTTTGATGACATTCGTGGAAGTCGGCTAGATTGAACGCAAATAATTTTAAACAATTTGTTCTCGACAAATACAAAGATAAGCACCGTGGATGTGG